CAATTGACAAACTTAATCCGGGACACTCCCAGGAGTTAAACAATAATTTAATTATTTGATCGAATTCATTTTGTTCTTTGCATACGATTATACTACGCGGAGAACATTGTCAATTTTATCAAACAAGGAGAATATCATGATCTCTTTATCATTCAGCCTACTTATTCTTAGATTTTGTTTCATCTTTCTCATAATAATCTTTCTATGGAGGACATCGTGAAAAACAAAGGCAGCAAAGCACAACAGATCAAAGCTCTCAAACGATCTATCAAGAAGTTTGGACCTGGTAATGATAATTCAAAACTTATTACATTGGCTAAACTTGAAGGAAAGTAAATAGCCAATTCCTCATACTCTAAATAATCAACTATTTATTACTTCAATGCTCCCTCCTTACAGCCGGCTTTAATGACCGGAGTACCGAAGGGAGCTATTCGTCGCGGTTGTTTGATTTTGGCATGGTCACCACTCCCTATCAAGGGCAAGTCAGAAAGAAAATAAATAAATTAGAGTTCGTATTAAGTAAAGTTCAATTTATTTATTTTTTTTCTTTTAAATCAAAATGACACAATTCTAAGAATGAAAGAGAATTGAATCATTTTGCCCCTTGACAGCTCAGGCTCAACACATGCGCTGGATTAGTTACACCTCGACAAGAGGGAGTAAGAAATACGGAGAACGCTATGAGTTATACAGAATGGTACACAAGACATGAAGAAGACGTTATCAGAGATTTTCTTGATCTTCCAGAATCAATCAGAGAAGAAGTCACAGTTGATGATTTAGCTTCACAGAAATATGAAACTGAAGGAGCTTATTATGGATAACAGTAATCTAGGAGAATTCGAGCCTTTCTTTGATTGGCTCGATATTCATGAAACAGACATACTTATTTCTACACCTAAAATCATGTGTAATGATGATTGCTGGATATTGTATGAATCTTTATACTTTGCCTCAACAGGAATCAGAGCTTAATTAAAAGTCTCTCGTATGAGAGACTTAATAAATATCACACGGCGCTATGGCGCCCAGGAGAACATCATGACCAGAAAAGACCTACAGAAGACAGAAGAATCAAAGATTACTACAATCTTCAACCCTTCCAACTTCAAGACATTTGAAGAAGCTATGGAGCAGCTGGAATTTCTCGCAAGAGACAACACAATGCCTGAGACCCTGAAAACTGTATTTAACAGAAACTTCTACGGTTTCATTGCTCTCACAGGAAAACACTTTGACCTTGATTTTGAAATCATCAAAGATGTTGCAAAGGGAATCGCAAAACTTTCAGCACTTACACCTGATGAAGCTGATAAGATTACTCTTATCGGTGATGATGATAAGTACTGTATGAAACTTCTTGATTCTTCCGGGAAATACAAAAGTACATTCAACCCGGAATCAGGAAAATGTCGATTTCCTTCTCACTGGTTCACAATGTACCATGTAGTAATGGTAAACAATCTTTGAACCGGTTTGAAATTGCTGAAGACCTCAGGAACAAGCCTAAGGATCAGTTAATCAAGTTTAAAGCCATCAGAGATTATTACTCTGATGGTTATAAACTATCGCACTCAGGTATTTGGCATTTAACTTTCAAACACATGTCAATCATGTCTGAAAAAGATGCTGATTTTTGGCAAGTCATCTCCATGTACGATTTCAAACCTTTTGAGATCGTCGATACAATCGGAGATGATTCAAAACCTTCTGATTATGACCCACCAGATACAAATACCAATTTCATGCCCTCGCATGGTCGTGATTTTGGATCTGATGAGAAATACATCAGGCCGTTTCCTATATGGGAATGGAACGAATACGTCCCTGAATACATGGAACGTTACAATGTAGGTTAATCAAATGCCTCCCCGAAAGAGGAGGTTATTTTTTTTCTGCTCCAATAAAAATAAGGAGCGTTAAATGTACACAAAATATATTGGAGGATGAATGAATGAAAATACAATAAAATATGGGCCTGCCTTAACATGGGATGAATTAGCAGATTTATACCCAGGTATAGCAAGGATACGACCAATGGACACAGTTTTCAGATGGTTCAGTAATCAATCTGATAAATTCTTTGTTCATCCTGAAGCAGGAACTATACACCCTATCCTTAAGGAGGATGAATGAGCTTAAATGATGCAGCATATGGCATGGAGTGCCAGGAACACAGTATGGATCTTTCGTTGAAAGATCTTGATGACTGGAAGATTGATGATAGAGTATGGATGCAGAAGAGAATGGATTTTCCTTCCATTGATCTCCAGAAACATCAGAAAAGAAATCATTTTACAGGGAGAGTAGCATGAACCAATTGAACTCGATTTTAATCGAAGGTAATTTGACAAGAGATCCGGAATTCACAACAACAAAATCGGACAAAGCAGTTTGCAATTTTTCCATAGCAAACAATCGTTCTTATAAAAAGAATGACAAACAAGAAAAAGAAGTTTCATTCTTCGATGTAGAAGTTTGGAACGGGCTCGCAGATACCTGCAGAACATACCTTAAAAAAGGCCGTGGTGTCCGTATTGTTGGTAGACTCAAACAAAACAGATGGGTTAACAGTGAATCCGGCGACAATATGCAAAACACAAAAATTGTCGCTGAACATGTTGAGTTTAAACCATTGTTTTCAAGTTAATGATCTTACAGGGTTGAAACCTGATATCGCTTTTCCCGGGAAATAAGCACCCGGGAGATCATTTATTTTTTTTGCTAAAAGTACAGACCCTCAGATCGAGGATGAAGGAGACAAAATATAATGGATATTTATACAAATTGGTCACAAGCAACTAAAAATATTAATATTGCGATACTTGCTGTTCTATCTGCATCAAAAGCAAACCGTAAAGCCTGGATTGAATTAAGAGAAAATGGAGACCAATCATTTCCAATTATGATTCCAAATCCAGTTTTGAATGACCACTTTAAATGGACAATGAGCTATGGTATACCTAATGATGAATTATCACTTAACAATTATAATTTCATTAATGCGACTGAGGAAGATCTTGCCAAAAACTATGTTGCATGTTTTGCATCTCACGATGTAATTGACGAATATAAGAAAACAGGTATTATCCCAGATAATGTCTCAGGAATGGGAATTTGTTTTCCCAAAAAAAGAACAAAAGATGACCTTTCTTGGACATATTATTGGAAACCTATTGATAATATTCCTTACAGAATACCTGATCCTAATGTAGGATTGGTTTTTACTGTATGCACCACTGATGAAGATTCTTCAGAAATTAATACTTTAATTAAAATTGAAAAGTTTATCCACGACTACATATGTATTCTACAAAATAAATGAAAAACGCACATAGGTTCGTTTTTGGAGAATCACAATGAATGATGAATTGATTTACTCAAAAGAATATCTTCTTAATGAGCTTTTTGCTTTAGAGACAGCTAACCCCGTTAAAAAAATAACAGCTCCATCAGATATTCTTCCTGCGGTATGGGAATATGCAGAAAAGAACCAGGAACATTTCATAGTCACTTCTCTGAATGGAGCCCATGAAGTTATTGAGACCAGAGTATGTTCTATAGGATTACTTAACAGAACACTTGTACATCCCCGAGAGATATTCAGACAGGCAATTATCGATTCCGCTGCAGCCATAATTATAATCCACAATCATCCTTCCGGGAATTTAGAACCATCACAGGAAGATAATGAAATTACAAAAAGAATCAAAGATGCCGGTATTATTATTGGTATCGAAGTTCTTGATCATATAATTATCTCAAAATGTGGATATTACAGTTTTTTGGAGGAAGGAAAATTATGAAAGCAATATTTATTAACTCAAAAGAAAAATCAGTTCACTATGTTGAATTGTCATCCAATAGCGAAAGCCGCATAGCAGAAATGCATGATCGCATTGAATGTAAATGTTTTACAGCTGGCGCTTCATATCCAAATGGTGACGTTTTATTTGTCGATGACGAAGGATTACTCACATTAACAGAAGAGTCTATGTTTTTCCGTCTTGATAGTTTCCAGGTTCTTGCCGGCAATGGTTTAATTGTCGGTCCGGAGAAAGAATTTGATGATGGAACATATACCGTTGAAAATGTTCAAACCCCAATAGAAAATATCAAAGTTAATTTTTTAACCAAAAATCAACTAAGAAGTATCTTATGAATATTGAAATTATTCATGAAAGCCTAGTTAATGATCAGCGCGAACAAATGGTCAAACAAATAGATGAATATGGTGATACTTTTTGGGAAAAGTATAAATATTATCTTGATGCTAAATTCTTTTATTCAATTGAAGCCAAATTCAGTTATTTCTCTGATGCCGCTATCTCGTATTACAGAATAAGGAACAAATAATGATTGCTTATTGTATTTTTATGAATGATGTCATAAAAGCCGTGGTCCTGGATGACGAAGATAAAGCTAAAAAACTTATGGAAATTAGAGCTAACAAATATTATGTTCGTAATAAATTCGCTTATTCTGATTACAAAGCATATAGATTTCAATGCTATTGGCATATTCACGATATTGAAATAACAGAGGTATAATATGACCAGAACAGGACAGTTAGATTTTGTTGATTCAATGATAGATACAGTAAAAGAACAAATTACCTTCTCTTTTATGAAACTTCCTGAAGAATGGGATGGTGTTGAACTCCGTTGGTATATTGCTGAAAAATTCAATGAAATTGTTTGGGATGATTATAAAAAGAAAAACACAAAACGATATAAAGATTACCATAACGAAATGATCGTTAAAAATCTATAGGAGAAAATTATGAAAATTGATGTGCCGTTAGAAATTGATGATGTTGTCTGGATCATAAAAGACAGAGAAGCATACCAAAGAATTATTACTGGTGTCAGATTTTACAAATGGGATAATAAAATAAAAACTGTATATCACGTTAAAAATTATGGTGATCAAAACATAGATTTTGAATATTTCAATTCAGAAAAAGATGCTGAAATTGAAATTGCAAGAAGAATCCTTGAAGGATTAAAAGATGAATAATGGAGCATTGGACGAAGCCATGGAAATAATGAAAGGATCTCTGGCAGATAATAGCCAGGTTGAAAAACCTTATAGAACAACTGGTGAAATATTTGTAAATGGTAATGGTGATATTGATTACATTTTTGTTAAAGGAATTATAGTAGATTTCACAATTCGCAATTATCCAGATCCTTCATATCTTAGAATCGATACAGACGAAACATTGATTAATAATGGTATGAAAAAAGACAAAGATGGTGATTGGTTTTATCCTGACAATGTATCTTCTCGAGAAAAAAAATTGGAAGAAGATAGCTATCCTAAATCAGGATTTGTTGAAATCATTACTTTTTAACCAAAAACGAACTTATGTACGTTTTTGAAATAAATTCTTTGACTCATAGATAATATTGTGATAATATCCTTTTTACCGCTTAGAGGATTAAAATGCATGTTATTATATTAGAATACTGGGGTTACGAGTCTAGTCACACATGGTACAAGAACGCAGCCAATCATGCTTTAAAGTCTTTAGCTCATGGTCTAATAAAACGATTGATAAAAAGAAAAACCCTTGGTGCAAAGAGAATGGCTTACCGCGCATACTTTACTGCATATAAAAGAACAGCTCATTATAAAATCTATCCAGGATTATTCTCTAAAGATGTTCAAGATCATATTTGGAGTTATGCGCACTACATTGCTCTTAAATTCGGATATGATCTGGAAGAATTAGAGAATGACTGGGTAACAATAATTCAAGGAACTGTTGAATGAAAATTAAAACAAATATAAAAATATTATTTAAAAATTGTGAAAAGGAAATCAAGGGTAATTCTTCTGGAATTTATGGATCAGCTATGACTCTCGAAGGATATGCAGGTGGTTATAAAGATGCACTTGAAGATGTTTTAAGGATTCTTGATAATTTAGAACCAAATTCCAGATATTGGAAATAATACAAGGAGAATAGAATGAGATATGATCCTGATTTTGATACTTCAACAAATGATCATAGACTGGATGAAACATACAAGAGAGCCAGAAGTATACTCGAATATGATTTAAAGATGGAGAAACCCTGGAAGGTTAAAATAGAGACCCTTCCTGCTGGGACAATTTATTTTACTGTGTATAAGGATATTGAATCTTATGAGAAAAGGGTTAGATGCCGTGGCCCGATAGATCCTGCAGCAGAATCAGACTTCAAAACTTTAAGATTGGAGAATGTATCATCTCATAAATCAAATAATTGTAATTACCCTGAAAATATTCAATATGATGAAATTAGATGGTATTACGATAAAGAAACCAATATTTTTTACATAGAAAAGAAATCTTAAAGGAGATTAGCATGGTATATCAGAAAATTCACGAGATTATGAAAGAGAACAAACTCATTCAGAAAGATGGAAAAATTGAAATGGGAACTAAGGGATCTTATACAGTTCTTACTGAAAGAAAGGTCCTTGAGATTCTTCGCCCTGCATTTATTGAAAAGATGCTGGTAATTGTACCAAAAAGAATTGAACATCTTTCCAGAATGGGAAGCGTGACTACTCTTGGAATGGTATTCACAATTATTGATCTTGAGGATAAGCACGAAATAGAAGTCAGTTCTGTTGGACAGGGATCTTCTACGGGAGACAAAGGCGCTGGATCTGCCTTCACTTACACACTGAAGTATCTACTCATGAAAATTACAATGATGATGTCCGGAGATGACCCGGATCAAATTGGTGATAATATACATGAAGAAGAAGCTTCCAAAAACGAAGCATTTGCAATAAAGCTTGTAGAGGAAGTTAGGTCTTTAATAGATGGCAAGAAAGTCACCATTGAGATTGGTAATGGCATGATTAAATACCTGGAAGATAATAAAAATGATCCGGCTATACTCAAGGATGCCGAAAAACAACTTAATGAAATGAAAACAGGAGCCCAGAATGGATGATAAAGCCTTAACCGTAATACTCACTCCTCTCGACGATGCGAAAGCAAAGGCAGTTCGAAAAGCCTATAGGGATATGGAAGCTGGCCTTGCCTTGATGAATGATGAATATACAGCTGTTCTTGAAAAAGAGATATCCACGGAAGTATCCGGGGAAGCCAGGTCTCTTCGACTACGAATACAGAAGGTTCGTATTGATGGAGAGAATTGGAAAACAAAGGAAAAAGCTCAATATAATGCTGCAGGAAAGGTTATACAGACTCTTTACAACAACCTGAAAGAGGAAACTACAAAAAAAGAAAAAGCTCTTAAGGAAGTTGAGGAACATTTTGAAAGAATAGCTCAGGCAAAAATAGATAAACTTAAAAAGAAAAGGCTTGCTCTCCTTGAACCTTACAATGTTGATAGTTCTTTTGTTGACCTTGGTAATATGCCGGAAGAAGCATGGAAAATCCATCTTACTGGTATAGTAGCAGCTGATGAAAAGATAAAAGCAGATATTATCAAAAACTCGGATGCACAGAAAAAGAAAGATGCACAGCAGTTAATCTTTGATGAACGTAAAGAATTGCTTCTTCCTTATTCTCAATTTCATCCACTTCTTGATTTATTCCAGGAAACAACCGAAGAAGAGTTTCAAACGTTGTTTACACTTATGAAAAAATATCACCAAGAATTTAATGATAAGCAGACTGCTCTTATTAAAGAAAATGATGATCTTAGAGAACAAAATAAATCTCTTGTAGAAAATACTGAGTCATCTGAAACAAACACTTTTAAGAAAGATGTTCTTTTCGGTTTTACGAAAGGTATACCTATCAGTAAAAAGGATACCCTGGCCACCGACAAAGACGCTTCTCTTGGGGAAATGCTTGGATTTGATACCCCGGAAAAAGAAGAGGTTATTTATAATACTGAATATGATCGAGAAATGGATTCTCCTGCAGGACCTCAATTTTGTCCTACTGGCACACATCTTTCTACTGAGTCCAAGAAAACTGATAAAGAGATATTAACCGGCTGTGCTGCTTCTTTAGCAAAATATATGAAAGAAGTTGAATGCGAAATTGGTCGTAATGCTATGCTTCAGGCAATCAACACTCTTCGCGGTGCTGCAATGATAATCAGGTAAAAACGCACATAGGTTCGTTTTTTGGAGATATTATGAGAGAAACTAAGTTTAGAGCATGGGATACACAATATAAAAGATTTTTTTATTTTAGTTTAAAAGATTTATATGATGAAGGTTGTGAAAGGCAATTAGAAAAAGATTCAAAACATCTTGCTATTTCTACAGATTATCCTTATGAAAACGAAGAACAATACACCGGTTATAAAATGCAGGGGAAAGATGTATTCTTTGGTGATCTTGTAAGCAATAACTATAAAACAGACAGGGAGGTATTGAGAGAAGTTGTAATGCATAAAGGTTGCATAATGCTTAAACGTGTTAAAGGGAAATCCTCATTACCAAAATACATAGAAATACATGCTCATAGTGCTTTTAATTATAAAATAATCGGGACCACACATGAACGGTAGAGCTACAGTCGAACTGAAAGACACAATTGAAGGTATCGGCTTAACAGTTAAAGTCCCTACAGATCAGAAAGAATTCATAAGAGAACTTGTAGTACATTCTTTAAAAGCAGAAAAGGATGTACTACTTGATTTGTCTCTTAATGTTAAGGCATCAATTTTAAGCGCCAATGGTTCAGAGCTCGCATTCCAATTTACAGAAAATCCTTTACTTAGAATCTCCACAGTCTCCTTCCGGAGAACAAATAATCAAAACTCTACACTTCGAGGAATCGAAAGATTCTTCTTTATTGCTACAAATGGTTATGAACCGACAAAAGATGATATGTATTGGATCCATGAAGGATTCCTTGAAAAACATTCTATCTGGGTGACAAATCCATTAACCGGCATTTCTTTACCAAAAAGAACCAGTGATCCTTCTATGACAACCACCGAAATGGCAAAAATTGTTGAAGGAGCTTTAAACGAACTGGCTTCTTCTGATATACCTGATGAAATTCTAAAATCAATCGGCCATGATATGAAAAAACTTTGGGAAGGCTGGTATAGGTGGAGATATGAACAAGAGAAGGATCCGCTGCAAGAGCTTGAAGCAACAATGTCTTGGGACAGGTATAAAGAAAACCATCCTGTTTGCGAGTTATGTGCTCTCTCAGGAGTCGATACAGATCCAATCGAAAGAATGCACATTATATCTGCCGGAGCTGATGGAACGATTTATGAGATGCCCTGGAATTGGATCGCAGCTCACAGATCGCACCATAATCTTCAACATAATGAAGGATGGGAGATAATTGAACGCAGTTATCCCCATATAAAAGGTAAAATTAAACGAGCCCGGCTTATGCGGGGCAAAGGAGAAGAAAATGCCAGCTAAATGGTTCATTGAAGGTGACAAAAAGTACGAGATCGCTGATGTCCTTTCCGGCAAAATACAAATGGAAGGCTTTCCATTGCCATATCTTAAAGCCATCGGTGTGGAAAGAGAGTGGGATGGATATCTCCATGTCACAGATCTTTATAATGGGAAAAGGGAGACCTATTTAAAATACACCACATTTTACTGTGTTGATCCGGACGCGAGTGCCTTTGCGGTTGCAGGGACATTTAAGCATAATGTCATGGAAGATCCGGACAATCCTTTCCATGAAAAAGAACTCATTTATAGAAATATAAAGGGTAAATTGGATTTGCTGGATCAGCAATTCAATAAAGACTACTGGCTTACTGATTACAAAAATCAGGGAGCTTTTGCTGTCAGGAAATTTCAAGGATGGCAAAAAAAGTATATTCCGGATATTGATGAGTTTGGAGTACAAAAGTTTTTCAAATCTGGAGCCAGGAAAGGCCAGAAAAAAATGAAAGGCGAATGGATACTGGATCCTGCATCTGCAGATAAATCTCAATATGAATTTCAGCTTAATATATACAAAAAAGCCATTGAGGAGAATCTTGGAATAACAGTTTCCAGGTTAATGATCTTCTTTGTATTGAGAGATGGTGGATTAGCAGCCACAAAGGAGCAAGGACTTAACAAAAATACATATTTTGAGGAAGTAAAAATACTCGATGATAAAATCATTGATGATTACATTGATGAAAAAAGCACCACTGCTCAAAATATTATCGATTTCAGATTAACAGAAAAACTCTCTCAAGATGAACGATGGGATGCATTGCAGAAATTATGCCCTCCAAAATGTTCAGAAAAGGAGAGATGGCACAACAAAGATACCGGAAAAGATACTAAATGTGAAAAGTATTGCCCGGTCAGCGAATTATGCGGGAGGATAAGTTGAAAAAAGTTTTACTAATTTTTATTTTTGTGCTTCTCTTTTTTTCTTGTTATGAAGCACAAGCCGATGAATATACATCGGATTTTTATTTCCATGTAAATACTATAAGGGAAAGCATGGATCTTATACCCTTGGAAAGAAATGTAAATATTGAAAAAGTAGCTACTACATACTCAGAAATCCTGGCAAAGAATGGGAATATTGATCATTTTATACTGACAGAATTTGAATTTAATTCTTTATGTACAAATTATGACATTCCAACTTCAACACTTCTTGAAGTCCTCGCTTCAGGCCCATCTGATTATCTACCTTACCAAATATTTCTTTTATTTATGATGTCAGAGCCCCATAAAGAAGCTCTACTTAATCCCTCAGGCCGGTTCATAGGAGCCGGCTATAGTAAAAAAAACGGTAATATATTTTTTACCGCTTATGTAATGATTGGAGATGATGATGGAAATAGTTAAAAATCTCACAGAAAGAATTATAAAAAAACATCTCGAATTTCAAAGCAGACAACTTGGTACTCTACATCTTGCTATAGAAGTAGGTGAAATGCTTACTGAGCAAAAAGAAAACTTTGATCATGGAGAGTTTACGCCCTGGCTGCAGGAGAATTTACCATTCTCTATCCGTACTGCACAGAAATACATGTCTGTGTATTCAAACAAGGACCAGTTCGAAAAGCTTGGAGCAAATGGTTTAAGCGAAGCATACTTATTGATATCTCCTGTAAAAGAGGAAGATCAGGATGTTCACATCCACAAAAACCCAGTTCACGAAAATACTGATGAAAATGGAATGGTAGATGTGACTCCTACAGATACAGAAGCTCATGGTCAAATATCAGCTTATGATTATTGGGATCATCTTGAACCATTGATTAACCAAATGGAATCTGTTTGGAGAAGACTTATAGGCTTAAGAAATTCTACTACTCCGGAATCACTTGGTCATATGTTTGGAAATATTAAAGACATGGTAGATGTTCTTCGCTCATGGGATCCTAACGATATGGAAGATTGCCCTCTTTGCAGTGGAAAGGGGTGTAATATCTGTGTTGGTGGATTGATTGGAAATTATAAGGAGAGTAAGTTTTGAAATTAAGGTATTACCAGGAAGAAGCTGACGAAGCGGTTGTTTCAGAAATTGTTTCTGGTAATAACCCACTGTTACTTATGGCCACCGGTACTGGAAAAACGGTGGTCTTCGTAACAACTGCAGGCCGTTGCACAAATTTTGGAATGAAAGTGTTAATCCTTGCACACACAGAGGAACTTGTTGACCAGGCTATAGCAAAAGCCTTTGAAATACTTGGGATTTATCCAGACAAAGAAAAAGCAGAACATAGAGCAAGCCGCGAAGCATCAATTGTAGTCGGATCCGTACAGACCATGCAGAATAGTAGACTGGAACGATGGCCGAAAGATCACTTCCAGTTGATTATTGTGGATGAAGCTCATCATGCCGTAGCAAAAACTTATCAGAATATACTTAATTATTTCACAGGATACAGTCTGGTAGGAGCTACAGCCACTGGAGATCGTGCTGATGAAAAAGAACTCGGTACTGTCTTTAATGTGATTGCATATGAATATCCTCTTCATAAAGCTATCAAAGAAGGATTTCTTGCAAAAATAATTGGGTACCGAGTTACTGATCTGGATATAGATCTCACTCAGCTCAGGGTATCCGGAAAAGATTACACCGATAAACAGCTCGGTGAAGTAATGTTGAAATATATTATCCCTTTGGGAAATAGTATAAAAAAAGTGACAGCTGATAAGAAAACCATGATCTTTATGCCGGATGTAAAATCATCTGCAGTCATGGCAGAGCAGCTGCAAAGGATAGGATTAGATGCTGATTACTTATCTGGAGATAGAAAAAAAGAGAGGGGCAATATTCTCTACAAATTTAAAACCGGGCAAATTTCACATTTGGTCAGTTGTAATATTCTTCTTGAAGGTTTTGATGAACCTACAGTGGAAGCAATCGTTAATATACGGCCTACTGCATCCAGGCCACTGTACTGTCAGCTTGTCGGTCGTGGCACGCGATTGGCCCCTGGAAAAACACGGTTGGTTTTTGTCGAGTTCACCTATAACTCGACACGACTTAATCTTGTGCAACCATATGAATTGTTCGCAACTAAAAACTATCCCGAAAAACTCAGAGAAAAGACAACCATTCTGGGAGGGCAAGAGGTAGATCTCTTCGCCACATTGGAAGCTGCACGAATTGAATGGGAAAAACCGGAAAACCTGACAAACAGGTTAATGACAAAGGAATATGGATTCGAACAATTCGATCCTTTCTCTGCAGCTGAACTGATGGGAGAAGATATCTCCGGAGAATTCGACATTACATACGAAGGCAGAAAACTTTCGGGTACAATAACACCTAAACAAATTGATATTTTAAACAGATATGGAGTTTACTGGTCCAACCTGGACAAGGCGCAAGCTTCCCATCTTATAGATATCTACAGCAAGAACGGCTATATTCCCATGATAGGTAAGGCTACACGGGGCCAGAAATACCTTTTAACAAAAATTGGATACCAATACGACTCTCACATAATGAAGGCTCAGGCATCCGTTATGATCGATATGATCAAATCACATAAACTCTCATTTTGAGGTTAAATTGATGAAAGAATTAAGAAAATCTGAAATTATTTTACTTAAAATAGCACATCTTTCAATTCACAAAATGTCATTCATTCATAATCGTAAAATATGGGATGCTTTTCAATTAGGCCGCGATTATGAAAAAGCAGTAAAGGATGAACAAGGAAATAATAATGGATAAAATACAGGAAGAGTTTAAAGAGTGGATGAGAGTAGAAAGGCGTGTTTGGACATCTATGTGTGAAACTAATTATGATTTAGATAAAGATGGTAGATTCGAGGATAGTGAAGTATTTATGTTTTTTATATCGTACCAAGGTGGAAAAAAAGCAACTGATCTTCTCCCTACTGAAAAAGTCTGTCCTGAGTGTGGGGGTAAAGGATACTTTTATCCTAAGACACAGGTTGGAGGTTCTTATAAAATTACATGCCTTACATGTAAAGGAGAAAAAGTAATCCAAATCTACTACACTCCAGAGCAATATGAAAAAATCATGGGTAAGCCGTATCCGGGTAATGCTTTGGTTTGGCGATTAGATGAATGTAAAAAGTGGGATTATTCTAAATATCATGAAGCAAAAGCTATGATAACATATGAAATAGTCATAGTACAAACAGCACAGCCATCACCACCAACAGATTATAGGCCGGAGGAATAAGATGGATAAAGGAAGAGAAGAGTTTGAGAAGTTTTATCGGGGTTTTAATTTAACTAAAACCAAAACTAAAAGTAAGCTATATGAATCTAACGAGGTTCAAGGAATGTGGGCAGCATGGCAAACATGCTGGAAATCCCGTGATGAAGAAATAAAGAAGCTAAACCAGGATTGTAAAAACCTTGTAGAAATAAACAACAATCAGGCTGAACTTATGGAATCCAGAGATGCCAAGATAGAAAAGCTTCACGAATCCTCAATTGAATATGCTGGATATAATGATAACTTAGGGCAAGAAAATCTAAATAAACAAAATGAGATTAAGAAGTTAAGGGCTGCTTTGGATCTTGTAATAAAAAATGTGTCTGTAAATCAAAGAGGTATAGCAGAATCAATAACTGGAGATATAGATATCGGGTATTTAATAGCCTTAAAGGATGGTGAATAGATGTCAATTGAAAGATTTGAGTTACAAGACAAAATAAAGTTTGGAATAGCCTGTGAAACAGGCGAATGGGTAAGATCTAAAGATCACGAAATAGAAATAAAGAAGTTAAGGGATACTTTGGAAGATCTTGAAAAACAACTTGATAAAACACGGAGAGATGTACCTTGGGGTATTGCTCGACAAAACATGGATGCCATTATTAAAGAAGCCTTAAAGGATGGTGAATAATTGATAGTTAAAATCAATAAAACAAAAAACTTCACAGTTATGTGTAACGAAATATTCCAAAATACAAAGATTTCAGCCAGGGCAAAAGGAATATTTGGTTACATTATGACTCTTCCGGATGATTGGGAACTCCATTTAAACCATTTATATTCTCAATTTTCTGAAGGCCGTGATGCAATAAATACAGCATTAACAGAGCTTGAAACTTTCGGATATCTATTTAAAAAACGAGTAAAAAACACTGATCAATCCACCGGAGGATGGGACATTACTTTTTATGAAAGTGTGCAAAAACAGGTATCACCTACTGGAAATCAACAACTACTAAATATATATAATAATACTAATAGTTTAAATATTAATACTAAAGATATTAATTCTAATAATCTTATTGTAAAGCAGCAAAAATCCGACATCCGAGAGCTTTTCAAAACTCGCTATGAAGCGAAAACAAAAGAGATATCCGGTTTTGCAGCAAAGCTGCCATGGTCAGGTAAAGAAGCAAAATTATTGATCTTAGATCTTACAACCCATGGATTTGAAACTCTCAAAAAATATATTGAAATTTTCTTTTCTGACAAAGATAATGCTATTGCAGATTTCACCAGGCATAAGAATAAAGCTGGGTATTCATTCTCTGTATTTCATGGAATGCTCAGCAAATTGGCATTAAGTAAAGTTCGACCGGCAAAAACATGTACCCATTGTGGACGTTCTGTCGGTCATGATCCAAATTGTAAAATAGAAATCGATAGAATCAGCAGAAGAGATGCTGAAGAAGTAGAAATTAACAGAATGAAAGACGAAAATAAAGATTTTTCCTTTACTGATGCTCTTTCAAGTATAGTAAATAAAAAGGAGGCCACTAATGGCTAATATGAATCTGTTCATGATCGAAGGAAGACTTACTGCAGACGCTGAATACTCAACTTTCGGTCAAAAGGATACACCAAAATCCACATTTACAATTGCCAATAATACAGGTTATAAAGAATATAAACATACCAATTTCTTTAACTGTGAAATTATCGGTAAGACTGCTGAAAATCTTCACCAGTATCTACTGAAAGGAAAACCGGTCAACATCCAGGGAGAAATAAAGCATGAAAGATGGGAAAATCAGGATGGCCAGAAAAGAAGTGCAATGAAATTCATTGTCAAAAATTTAAGCTTTACTGCAGGAGACTCACAGCAAAGTTCAAATCAGAGTCAACCACCTCAACAAAATGCAGCTCCACAACAGAGACAGCAGCAAAAACCCGACCAGGAAGGATTTGTAGGGGGTCAGGGTGGATCTCCTAAGGCAAAGAGCCCTTTCGCACAGGCACTTGAAAACAAGCCTCCTGTGACCCAGAATCAAGGTTTTTATAAACCAAATCAAGCAGCTGGCTTTGATTATGATGACGTTCCATTTTAGGAGACAATATGCCAATAGATTACAGCAAGTATCCAAAAAACTGGAAAACGGAAATTGTTCCCCGGATACTCCTGAGAGCAAATAATAAATGTGAAATATGCGGGCTTGAGAACCATGCTGTAGTCCATTCCTTCCAACTGGATATTAAAACAATAGGACTGAACCACCAGACAGTTTATAAACGTAAAACTTTTTGGATTGATGGTCTTTCTGACATGATAAGATTTAAAGAATTCGGGAAAATTATTACCCCTAAAAACGTTACAGTAGTTTTAACTGTGGCCCATCTTGATCATGACTCACAAAATCATAAAGTTTCAGACAACAGATTGAAAGCTATGTGTCAATATTGTCATCTCAACTATGATGCAAAAATGAAATGGGAAAAACAAACAGGAGGATAGTTTGGGAAATATATTTTATTGGAGAGGAAAGGTTCTATCTGTAAACAGATGGCATCTTGCAAGAGCACTATATGATAAGTTTAAACAAAAATGGGTTGGAAGAATTTTTGAAAATCCTGATTTCCGAAAATACAAAGATTCTATTGTTCGATCTATAAAAGGCGCTCCTCTTATTGAGGGATATGTTGATATGCAAATAACAACCTGTCTTTCTCCTCGGGCCGATACCGGGAATATAGAAAAAGCTGTTGGTGATGCACTTGAGGATGCCGGCGTTTTGGTCAATGACAAGTTTATCAGGAATATAAACCTTGTAAGGACTTATCACCCTAATTCCGGATCCAAAAATAAATATGATGATTATCTTATTATCGAACTCACTGAAGTTCCTGCAGATGATCTCGCAGAGATCAAAAGACAGCAAACTGAAGATGTATTTGGATTGAAATTATGAACGAAAAAGAAACTTATTTTTACAACAAAGGCAAACATGATGGCTATATTGAAGGGACAGCATTTGGTAATAAACTAATATCAGAATGGATATCGAAAACAACTACTCCACAGGTATTTATTCCAATTACCGATATGAAATCTTCTGATCTTATTAAACTATTACAGGAAATAAAAAAATGACATGGAAAGAAGCTATTAAAAAATCTCCTGAAAACACAGCCATCCTTCGAAGAGGTGATTTCTGCTATCTTAAGTATCCAAACGGATCTGTCTTTCATGCAACTGCCGGTAATTGGAAAATTAAAAAAAAGTGCCAAGGAAGTGATGCCAGGATAGACGGAAACTGGGAACCTCTTGGGTTAAGACTGGGAGAGATACCTAAGAATTTTTAATAATGAATCTTGTCCGTATGGACTGATATCAATCACATGAGGGTTTTATATGAAAAAGATTATATTTATTTTCATAAGCATCATTATTGTATTTTCATTTTTCGGATGTACAGATGCGGATGTAGCTTCTTCAAATCTATCAAGGGCAGCGGATCAATTTGAGATCTACAGAAGGGTTGTATTTTACAATGGAATAACAGACCAATATATATTAAGTATTGAAGGATTTTGTTCTGTTGAGTTTTTCACCAATAAGTTTGTTGTTACGGTTAAGACTGGACCGAATGAGTTTAAAAAACATTATTTAGGCAGAGCAGATAATGTATTTCCTTTTGTTGAACAACTTGATTCTGCAAAGGTATCAGCATATCATTACAGAGTTATTTTTAAACCAAAAGCCATTATACCTGATATTGATTTTGTAAATTGATTAGGTTTTTAGTCCCGCGCTTCGGCTCTGGACTTTATAATCGTGGGGAAAGCCTGTAAGTATAGTTCCACGTAAAAGCACAGACAGGCGGTGCACTGTGGTGAAATTGGTAGACACCTCATTGAACTCGGTATATGACTCTAATAGCCGAGACAGAGAACGACTCACTGGTAAAGTTAGAGATAATAGCCAGTAATTAACAATTGGGCGGCTAGTCACCGTTGCAGGTTCGAATCCTGCCAGTGCAAATTATTTATTTCCAAAGAATATAGAGATCAATAATAATAATAAAAGATTAAATCCAGAAATCCCTAATCCAATATTACTCTTGAGCTCCGCTTTCTTTATTGACTTGTCTAAGGCTATAGAGTTCATCTCCAAAATCTCTAACCCCGATGAGATATTGTCTATTCCAGCCTTCAAGTTGGTCCACTTTAACAAGAACTCCTCCGAAGTCTCCATTAAGAATGATGAATCCTTCATTAATAGTTCCACTTCTTTTGTTAATTCTTCTACTTGTTGTTGTAATTTCGGTAATATCTCTTGCAAATCCATCAGAGTCAGTTCTGAGTTCACGGCTATCACCGAGAACTCCTTGTAAAGTTCTGTCAAATTCGTCGTAATTCGTTCGTATTTCTCCGAGGTCGTTTCTGCCAATAGAGTACCAGGCAGCGCCATAAATAATACCAGCAACAAGAAAAGTGGTAATAATAGTTTTAAGCATTTCATTCTTCTCCTTCCTTTTTCTTTTTAAGTGAAGTGATTGTTACATAGCTTACAGGTATTCCAGCAATTATAGGCATAACAACACTCATCCACGGATGTGTTACATTTGCAATTAAACTCAGAGTACCCCAGGAAGTAAGGACAAGACACGCCCATATAACGGTCAAGAATCTTCTTGAGGATAACTTCTTTCTCTGTAAGTCTGTCATCTTCATAGCAACTCCGCGAACAGATATCTGAAACCTACAATCTTACCAATGCCTGTTGTCCTGGCTCCTGCTTTACTCCAGGGATCCCATTGAACTAATTCAGGTGCATCCATTTCCATGAGATTGAAATGACGCACATGCCTACCACCAGATAAAGCACGACCAAACTCACCAATAAGAAAATTAAAAGGATCGTTGTTCGTGACTCTCTTAATGTATACATGTACTCCAGTAAGTCCTGAAGCAACTGTAGCAAGGCCAGATATGCCTTTCGCATTCAAATACCCATCCTCTCCAATGAATTTGGTCCGCACAGATACTTTTCTGAGATTCTTTATCTGATCCCGTGTAAACGTATGCTTGCCAACGATCTCATGTATTTTCAGGATATCAAATAGGTAGCAATCACTCTTAGCATCGAACTTTAATTCTGGATCATCTTGGAAAAACACAATTACCTCCTAATATGGAACTGCATTATAGGCAATAATCTCACCACTTGTCAGTGTTATGGCTGTAAAAATTCCGTAAAGAATAGTTCCTTCCGGATGAGCTATCCCTGTCAGAGCATCACCAGTTATATTACTTGTCAATGTAGCAAAGGTGGTAGCAGTAAGACAATGGATTTTAAGCCATGTTCCAGTAAGCGCTGTTGTTCCTGCTTCGTGTACTCCTCCGAACTGTCCTGAGTTTGCCATAATTAATTTATCTTCTTTCATCTTTCACTCCTTGTGGCCATAGGCCAAATTCATTGAATAAACATTCCATATACTACTAAAAATAATAACACCAATTGAATGACATTAGCTATATCGCCAATCCTGAAATTTCTATGTTTCTCTTTCAAAGCTTCCTCCTTTTCTATCGCTTCCTTGTAAACACACGGTCTATTTATCGCGATATCAATCTTTTCCAATATTTCCATATCCTTTATTTCAAGTATTTTAACCCTGTGCATAATAGATCCTTCAATACTACCATTCCCGGTTACCAATTGTGTCAACTTTTGCAGGTCTCTTGAGACTTTAGTAATGATTTCTTCTGCTTTAGTCATACCTACCCTATTTTCTCTATAAATACGTCTGCATATATTTCTACTTGTCCAAGATTTCCACCTACCCCTAACCCATTTGTAGCAAATGCAGAAGCAATATGATGTCTTAATTCAAATACTTTAGTTGCTGTTATGGTAAAAATATCTTGTATTAAAGAATGAGTGGTCACAGCATATGCTGTACCAGTGTAAGAACTTGCACCCAACACTTCATCTGCTGCATCTGTTATATTATATAAATATATTCTATGTGAAGCTGCTTTAAAAGAAGGAGCAGAAGCAGTTATTTTATATGTTCCAGCTAGTAGAGTTATTCTACTTGTTCCTATATCTAAACTTGCACCTATAATAGTGTTAGTTCTTACTATATTTAACACTCTAATATTTACTCCTGCTGCAGAAGTACCTCCTGCCGTTCCACTACTCTTCTGATCCTGTACATGTAGTACTGGTACTGTTATTCCCTGTTCTGCTTCAGTAGCACCCTGAAAAGTTGCTGAATTAGTAACAATCAAATCAGCTATAGTATCCGATGTCACAGCTTCAAGAGTTACCGAAGTATTGGTTGCTCGGATTATAGAATTAGCCGGGAAGTCTTTTCTTACTAATATTACTTTGTACGACCATCCTGATGTCGGAACTGGAACAGCACCTACTCCAGTATCAGGGATATATCTCGATGATATATTGCCTATTTGTAAAATACAATTATTGAGTTCATCAGTATTAGAACCATTCAATTGCTGTCCATAATCTCCTGATGCATATACTTGGTGTTTAGCATTGTAGATCTTATCTGGAACAGCGTCATTTCTTATAAGTATTTGTTTTTCATATTCACCAAAAGCTACTCTTAAACCATGATTTATAGTTATACTATTCCCTGCTCCCCATGTTATTCCAACTGTGATCCATCCACTATCAAAATCACTCTTAGGTAAATTAAAGGTAGTACTTCCATCTCCTACACCATAAGCAGTTCCAATTACAGCAAAGAGATCAGAATAAGTAGTTCTGCTAACTTCTTGTCCATTATCACGAAGATATCCAACCGGGATTGCACTCTCATTCCAGGCCATTGAGGAACCTATTGGTATAGAAGTTGTCTCAGCACCTCCACCACTGCCGCCCCCGGCAACATTATTTGGTATTTTGCCTCTTAAATCCTGTGTTTCGTGCAAGGTCCATATAAGACCGTTAGTTGAAAGAACAAATGTAAATCTGGTAATTAGAAAACCAACTCCCTGAAATTCCTTTGGAATATCATATACAGAATAATTCACTGCATCATTAACAGCAGATTCCGGATTATTTTTAGAATATTTCCCAGTAGGAAGGTTGAGCATTAAATGAGAAGTTTGGCCTGTTTTATTCTGAACTCCCCATACAACAAAACTGAAACTTCCATTTGCCAAACTATCTCCATTAGCATCGAGGGTTTCTGTGTTTAAATTATCAGTTGCTTTGTAAGGGGTAGCGAAATTATTCACTATATGAATATCTTCGCCTGTCTCCATATTAAGTGCAGGAAAAAACTGTCTGTGCATTTGATATACATATCCGGAATCAACAGCTACAAAAACATCATCAGGAGATGGACCTGAGTCAATAGTCACAGATCCTGCAATTCCGATATCCCATTTTGCATGTTCTTGCCTCATCCTTTCACCAATATGAGACAAATGGCCCTGGAACGTATCTGTATCTTCAATATGATCATTCCAATTTTGATTTTTTAAAGCTCCTTCATTCTCTGTAGCTGCTGCAGTTTTTAAAAGAATATTTGCAACTTTTATATGCTGTGTTGAAGGCCATCCGGAAGTACTTACTGTAAGAACTTTTGTACTTTTAGGAATATAAACATAATTTAAAACAGGGACAGAATCTGATCCTGGAACAAGTTCAATGGTTACTGCAGGATCTGTATCTAACAATGTAAGTCCATCACTGAATATCATAGTCATATCATCATGGCCGTTAGCAGGAGTAAGAGATCCAGTAATAACAGTTCCATTGCTCGTTACAAGAAAATCAATAGTTTCCCGGAATGTACCATTCCAGAAATTAACAATAGTATTCTCTGGAATACCTTTAACTGTAACTATTATTTCTCCATCTGCATCAGAAACTGTAACGCCGCCAACCTGAATTGCATAACTTGGGAATTCCGGCTTAACATTCGTCAAAGCTCCATCAATAGCATCAGATACCCATAAAGTGCTACCTAACGGCCATGAACTTGTATCGATTCCCCGGACTTTCCCGAACTGTGTAACTATTCCAAATTCTCCATCAGGGATATCCATTGTAGCTATTAAAACTTCACCGAGTATTTTTACATGACTGAGAGAATTTGCTTTTGCAACAGAAGGTCTTCCCTGAAATCCACCGATAGGATAAACAGCAGCTCCATTATCGATTTGTTCTCCAGTTCCATTATAGACAATTACATAAGACTCCTGGCCAACCTGAAGAACTGGTCCGATTCCAGTTGCAACATTAAGAGCATAATCTTCTTTATTCCACCACAAGAGACCAGCGGGTTCACTTGCAGGATCCGGAGGATCATCATTGAACTGCAATTTATCCCAAATAATATTTTCTACTGGACCACTGAGAGATCCTTCAGAAGCAATTACTTTTGATCCATCACTATTAAAGGCAATAAACTTATCTGCTCTATCTTCGGCATTTGGAAGAATGAGATCTGCAGCACTTTCACTTGGATGAGTTCTGATCGCCCTGGATGCTTTCTCATCTATCTCCTGGATAGCCATCATGTGCTTATCAAGTGTTTTCTCAAAAACCTCTGCAGGAAAATCAGTACCTTCTACAAAATCTACTTCTTGCTGGAGATTGGTTCTCCTGCGTATTGACAGAATACCTTCATCATAAGATGTAACCAGCTGGACGTTAAAACCGGTTTCAGAGATATCTGTGATTTCGTAATCGGAAGTCAGATCGAGGAGATTGTCATTTCCACCAGTATCGACATAGTAAACTTCGATTTGATCTTCAATTTGAATTTGATAATTTGCCGGATAATCGAAAACAAGGAGGCTTGTGCATTGAGTATTAACTATTGTTGTCAGCGTGCTTAACATCTATCCTCCAAAAACGCACCTACATGCGTTTTTCAATTATTTTGGCCATGTAACAATAACCGTCACATCTGTTGTATCATCATCTCCATCAATCCAATCTTCTATAGATTCAACTTCTCCATCCCAGTGTATTATTTTGTCTCCATACAAAATACCAAATGGAGTTGGACAAGATGTAATCAAAACTAATAATAAAATAACAACAAAGATTAACAACCTTTTCACTTTTATTCTCCTTTTAAAAAGTATTACATTCTATTGTTTATAAACTTCTACTTACTAAATAATATTTATATTTATATGTTCTTAATTCTTCTAATGTTGTATCGATAAAAGCAACATGCATTGAATCAAGAGCAGAGAGAACTGGACTACTTATACCAGAAATACTTAACCCGGGACCTTCTAAAACCCATACAGATCCATCCCATATATATATTCTTAACTCTTCTAATGTTGCATCAATAAAAGCAATATGTGTTGAATTTATACTTGTAATAGCTGGTTGAGTTATTCCAGAAATATCTAACCCAGCCCCTTCTAAAGCCCAAACAGAACCATCCCATACGTACGTTCTTAGTTCTTCTAATGTATCATCAATAAAAGCAACATGTGTTGAATCAAGAGTTGTAAGAGCTGGAACACCTATGCCAGAAATGCCAAACCCTGAACCTTCTAACGCCCAAACAGAACCATTCCATACATACGTTCTTAGTTCTTCTAATGCTGCATCGATAAAAGCAATGTGCGTTGAATCAAGAGTTGTAAGAGCTGGATTATTTATACCAGAAATGCCAAACCCTGAACCTTCTAACGCCCAGATAGATCCATTCCATACGTATGTTCTTAATTGGGCTACTGTTTGATCAATAAAAGCAACATGTGTTGAATCAAGAGCAGACAAAGTTAATGGATTACTTATACCACCAATATCTAATCCAGCACCTTCTAAAACCCAAACAGATCCATTCCATAAGTATGTTCTTAATTGATCTAATGTTGTATCGATAAAAGCAATGTGCGTTGAATCAAGAGCAGCGATAGCTGGATTACCTATTCCAGAAATACTTAATCCAGCACCTTCCAAATAAGGTAGCATAGGAGTATTCGTATAATCTAATCCATCAATAGTTATACCAGCAAATTCTGGACTTGCAGATGATTTTATATCCTGATCAATAAAAGTATGATCACTTCCATCATTTGCTTCATGTGTATCTGATTGTGATTTTACTTCAGCCAAAGCTGCTTCAACATCTTCTGCTGTATACAAAGTCCCGGAATCTTCAATTGGCATATCCTCAGCAGAAACCTGATTAGCACCAGTGCCCCAGTCAATATGAGAATCTTTGATCTCATCATTTCCTGGCGCGAATGTGCCAATTTTCCAGATTAAATTATTATCACCATCAAGGCCGAGATAATAATTAGATATAAAGTTAGGTAATGTCATAGATTCTGCATCTTCAGAAAGAGGCATACCAATCTGCCTGGCAAGAGTTTCATTAAATTGCTGAACTATTGCTGTTAATTTATCCAGAGCTCTCTCATGGGTTGACCCAGGAAAATCGTTACCTGGTGGATATTCAACTTCTTGAGTAGTAGGTACAATTCTACGGATAGAGATTTTTCTATCATCAGCAGCAGTATAAGTATCTCTTAATTCAACATTAAAACCAGATTCAGTGATTGCATTTACTTTGTATTCATTATCAGCTCCGGCAGTAAATTCTGCAACTTGAACCAATTCAACTTCAGGTTCTGTGTCATCTACATAAAAAACAAAAACATGTGCTTTATCCGTAATTTTGTAATTTACAGGATAATCATTTACTGAAGTTTCAGCTAATGTATTTACTATTGAAATTAAGGTTGTAATCATTTCTTTTCTCCTAATGGGCCGCCGAGAAACAGGTGTGACCACCAATCCTCTTCGCCCAGCGCATCTTTAGCTTTTATTATAAACCCTGATGGAACACCAAACCAGACTCCTGCTCCCTTCATAATGTTATTAAATTGAGTATTAAATTTAGCCATATCCCCGGATTGTGCAGCATTTATAGAATCCAAATATACACGAGGATTTACAATATCCAAAACTCCGATTGCCGGATCCTGGAATTGAGAAGAACTGTAACTGTTTTTCCCTTCTAAATGTCTGGCCATTGTTCGGCCAAATCCGGGGATCCATGAAATGCCACCAAGGAATAAAGCTGCAGACCAATCCTCTGCATCTTCAGGAACTCTTCTATTGGTAAGAGCCCATATTATTGAATTACTCATCCCAAGAGCCAGTAATCCATAAAATCCTGCCATCCTATTCCCATCTTTTCCGAATACATTCGGAACTACTTCTCCGGTTAAATGATTAAGCAGCTTTACAGGCTGTTGAGTAAACATAAATAGAGCGTTTGCCATCTCGCTGTGTCGGTACATCCCGGGAAGAGATAATTTATTACTCGATGGCTGAGTAAGTGCTGTCCAATCCCTGGCTTTAGAAACAGCGCCTTCATGTCCGAGATCGGTAAGATATCGATTATAAACTGCAGTCCATCCAATTGTTTTAACCATTGTGTCAGCTGCACTTATTCCTTTCATACCAAATTTATCAAATTTCCTTTTAAACTTCTGGCCTTTTGTATCTGGCCTTTTGTAATTAAGAAAATCATATTCAGTATGAGATTTTATTGTAGAAGGATCATGTTCATTGATAAAATCTACCATCTTATGTCTGAGCTTTCCTTTTGAATCTTTGTACATATTCTCTTTGAAATTCAAGAAATTCAACTGTGAACCCATCCAGTTTCCAATTCCAGCCTCTTCAACATATAAAAGAGAGGATGGAAGCTGTCTAAGAATAATATTTGATTTAAGCGCCAGGTTAGCAAGGGCAACATTATGTTTATATCTGCGAACAGTCTCATCAAAAGCTGAAGAAGAATGAAGTCTTCCCGGGGTAGCTATATCATCAACATATTTCTTAATTCCATCTGTCCAACTTTTATCGTAATTTTCTGTAATTGTTGCAGAAACTTCAGAATCATCAATAAAAGCCCTGGACTTACGGACCCAGTCATTTAGGTTAATATAATGCTCCTGTTTCTGTACATAATCCTGCCAGATACCCCATAGATCAGTCCTGACTGGAGTAGCATTTTCTTTTGTAGTTACATCTCTTACAAGAAGGAAATTTTTATTTGCCGGATCCGTTGATTGATCTGTCCCGCGAAGCATTGTAATTGCCAATTCCTGCTCAAGATCTTTTTGCCCTAGTGTTAATCTGATTAAAGGAAGATATGCATCAATAAATCCAAGGCGCTGTCCTGTAGCTTCTTCATATGTTACCCGGATATCGTTATAAGCAGCTCGAAGATCATTAGCAATAGTTTCTGCCGCAGTTTTTTCAAAATCTTTAAGTTCTTCATCAATAAGTCCTGTACCATCAACTTCCCCAATATATTCAGACATTGTATTTGGATCAATATCTTGAGTTTTGTACAGAATATTTGTTCGAATATCCGGATCATGCCGGCCAACATACATATAAAGAAGATCCTGGAGCATGAAATCATGATCGCCAACCACTCGGGTTTCATACATTTTCTCACCCCATTCATACTGATCATCATTGATTGCTTCTCTTACAGCTTCTGATCGCTGATCAAGGTTTTTTACTTTTTCATTAAAGGCTGTTAAAAAATCAGTCCAGAACAATTTCCTACCCTGATCTCCAAAAATCTTATGCCCCCATTGATAAGATTGTAATCTGAAAAAATTCAAACCTTTAAAGATATTCTTTTTCTTTTCTGAAGTCTCAACTACATTCTCCTGGTAGACAAGAAATTCAGATTTCCGGATCTCATCAGAGATCAGATTTCCTTTCTTTGCCTCAGATAGTTCCACCTTTCCAAGATAACGAAGAAGATCTACCTCTGTTTTGAGATGGATTAAATCTGACAAACTTAATTTCGGTCCAATTACATCAAGATTTTCATCAAATGTAATTTCCATAGCGTTAAGAAGTGTGGATGCAATTGTTTTTGCATTTTCTCCTTGTATAGACTCTATAGGGGTTCCATCTTTATAGTAGAAGGTTTTCTGAACATATACTTTTGCAGCTGCGATATCTTCTTCTTTAATTCCATCAACCAGATTTACAGCTTTTTGGATTTTCTCAATCATTTCTGCTCGAGGCAGAGAAATATTTTTACTTATATCTACATTTATTGATTTAATATATCTTTCTCCCTGTAGTTTTAGATAATTAGAAAGAGACTTCTGCATTATACCAACAACCAACTCTCTTTGAGCATTTCGAGTTTCTATATGCCTTCCTTCTCGAACAAGACTTGCCAAGATTGGCCTCATTTCAGCAAAATCTTTTTCAAGTTGCATACGAAACTCATCATTTGCACTATCAAATATATCTAGGCCTTCTCCTGGCAAGTCTTGACTTATCAATCGGTCTTTAGTTATATTTGCAAAAGCCTCCATTATTGAAGCTTCTCCTTCTAAAAACTGTTCGTATTCAAAAGAATCGAGAAACTCAAGATGTTCAAAAAGTCCGGCAGCAGTACGTTCCAGATTTCTCTGAATTCGTGTCTCATTAAACAATTCCCTGGCTACAAGTTCGAGTATTGTAGAAAGTTCGTTCCGGGAAGATGTTAATTCGTGCTTTGCATCTATATATTCCCGGATCTGTTGATTTACAAGATTAATCTGATTTTGATCTTTTGTAGATCTACCAAGTTCCTGCAGTCTCTCAATTTCAGATTCAATAGCCTCGATCTGCAGATCTTTTTGAATGTTATAATCCAATATCGTCTGTACATCGCCTCCGGCCTTTGCTTCTGATACAATCCGACCAAGTTCCTCTGAATGCCTTGCAAGCGTACTGCCAGCGTCTTCTACAACAGCGTTATCGATGACTCTTTGTATAACATCGACAGCAGGAGAAAGAGTTGCTAAAAACCTCTGAGCCTCCGGAGTAGTTCTCCAATTTATATAACTGGATGTGAATTCCTGTCTCTGTGTTTTGAATTGCTCAAAAGATAATCCTGGTAGTCCTTCCTGATCCTGATCTAATCCAAAGTCAACAATTGTCTCCTGATAAATCCTTTTAAGTTCAACATCACTCAAATCTCTTGCAGGAAAATAATTATCAATATTCTCTTGTTTGAATGTTTCACGTGCAACATTAAACTCTTCTGTGTCTTCATCCAATGGACGCCTTAAACCTGTTTCCTCATCAATCTGTGTTATGGGACTCGCACCTTCCTCAACGCCTTCAGCGACCTGCCGTTCCATAGCAGAGACGAAATCCTTAGTAATCAGTGCCTCTTTTCTGGCCACGATATCAATAATAGTTACTTCAGGAACTGTGCCAATTTGTCTTTGAAATTCCGGATCCTCTTTAATTCCGTCAATTGCGGCTTTTGCTGTAAAATTATCTCCAAGATTTTGAATGTTTCTACGAATTATATTCTCCATTACAGGACTATTGATTGATAACCTTATTCCTGTCGCGCCTGCGCCAAGAAGTGCCAAAGGAGCTGTAGCAAGAGCAGTTTTTATCAGGACTTCTTTATAAGTTGAAAATACTTCTTCTTTCGTTACCTTAAAATCCTGTAATAATTCCTTTTCTTCCTCAAGGAAATCAGCAAAACTATTTGCAGATAAATCTATACTTGCCTGGATCCATTCAGTACCTATCTCGGCTCCTGTAATAGCCAGCCCTTTCGATAGAATTTTTGTCAAAACATTATTAAGAGTTGCTTTGGCAGAAACCCTTGATGCCATATAAGCAAATCCCTTTTCAAATATTTTATCTATCCCGGGAATACCTTTAAAAGCAACAACATCCGACCAAACTTCTGCAGTTGCTTTTAATCCACCGAAACCAAGAGCAATACCTCTCTTTATATTCTCATCAAGCCCGACTTCCTTACCTTCGGAATCTATAAATCGAATCTTATCTAAGTCATAATACGTACTTGCAGTTTCACGGTCTTCATAAACTTTCCACGCTCCAGCGACCAATCCTGCAGGGCCTCCCAGGAAAGCAAGTTCTGTTGGAATATAAGGTTTGCCTTTTGCTTCTGCAACATAATTCACTAAAGCAACTATTGCGGATCCTAAAGTTCCTTTTAATAGAGGATTATCCGGATCATTTTTTTTGAGTTCACTCATGAGCTTATAATGATCATATACAGCCTTAAACGGTGTTGTTTCTTCTGCAACATTGATCCAGTTTGGTACATTACGCATAAATTCTTTTGCACTGGCTACTGGCAAATTCCTCTTTAAAGCATCTTCTGGAGGCATTTGAGCATTTAAAAAGTCTATTTTCCCTTGAATCAATTCCCGGAAGTCCGGGTTTTCATCATCCATGTAATCTGATTTTAATTCATCTATTTCTATTGAAAGTTTACCGGCCTGTTGAGCATCTTTTATAACCTGATTATTTGTTTCTATAGTCCCTTCACCAAAATAATGTCTTGAAATTGCATCATAATTCGCATGAACTTTCCCCATGTCAAAATTGTAATACTGAGAAAGATGATATATATTTTCCAGCCTTTGTCTTTCCTCGATAGGATCCTCTGCCGTTAAAACTCTATTATACGCAAAAGGAGACTCCAAATAACTTTGAAGTCTCTCATCCTGGAAAGCAATAGGATCATTCTGTTGTCTTTCGTAATCATCCAGTATTCCTTGAGGCTGCTGTAAAATATATTCTTCTAAAAGACCCAATTAGAACCTCCCTGCTTTTAAAGCCTCTTGAGCCTTCTGGGCTGGAGTAATAGGAACTTCAGGATCTATTACAGGAGTTAATGATGGATAACTATAATAACTTCTTGGAGCTGTATTTCTTATTGCATTTTCAACATCAGTCAATGCATTATTTTCTTCTTCAATTTGTATTATAGGATTTGTTACATCTTTTACAGCAGCTGCAATATCTTCTTGAGAATTAGGATTACCATGGAACGGCCTAACTATAACTCCTCTCAAAGTCTCAGTCATTATATAAAATTCTTCTTTACCTTTAGGCCGTATTATCAGACCACCATAAGCAGTTCCGAACTTATCAACAGAGTCATCTGTAATCTTAAACCACCCAGTAGACAGCATTGTTTCATTTTCTGGATTTACATCTCCAACACTATAACCTAATGCAAGATTTTGATATTTATCAAGTCCTGCATTAAGAGAAACTACCTGGGGAATATTACCGGAAATTATTATCATTTCCTCTTCACCTTTTTCATTCAAAAATACAGGGATTTTATCTTTATATAATCTTAGTTCTTTATCGTATGGTTTGTCTTTTATCAATTCATATTGTTCTATCATTTTCCTTTGAAACAGACTCCATGCTTCAGGTTCAATAAATTTCATTGCATCATACATCCCTTCATTTAAAGCAGTAACAGCATCTTCCATTGCATTATGTGTAAAAGGCAATCTGAATGATGTAAGTAAACCAGTACCTACAGTTTGATTAGAAACAGAAACATCTCTGAACTCTTTCTGTAATTTTTCATCAGATATTGTATCTATGAGTTTATCAGCCATACTCCTGAATTCATCTATATTCATTTGCTTTTCTGGATCTTGTTCATTTATTTGATTATAAAATAATTCTGTATAAGTTCTGACGAACTCATCAAACATAACAGGATCTTGAAGTTCTGTTTTTTTATCAATAAACCTGGGATCTCTTTCAGCTCCATTTACAACTGAGGTTAATTTACTTAATGCAGCTTTATTTTGTATATCTTTTAAGAATCTATTATAATCCGTTCCATACAATAAAGGAAAATCATTATCATCAGTTTCTTTTGTAAGTCTAAGAGCAGATCTCATCAAGCCAAAAGGTTCATCTCCATTTGCAGCTTTTCTCATTAGTTCATCTAATCTATCACGTGAAAAAGCAGTTGCTTCTTTGTACGGATCCGGAGCCCTTATACCTGATTCAAGGAAACTGATCATTTCTCTTCGTGTTCTTTCTGTAAGTCGAGGATCACTATTAGCTCTTATTGTATCAGGGTTTGTAATAACTTTATTATTTATATCTCTCCAAATAGGTTCAGAAGCAATGCTATCAAGTCTGGCAACTTCTACTCTCTGCTGTGACTCATAGGCATTAACCAAACCTATCTTATCTGTTGTATTTAAATTTTCATAATCTGTTTTCATAAAATCAGTAATACTTATTTCATTAGAGTAAAGTGAATTCAATGCTTCACTTTCTGCATCAAATTTAGCAATACTTTTCCTCTGTTCTTCAAGTGTCCCGGCCTGAGTTATTGTTTTTATTAAGGTAGTTCGATCTGCACCAGTAAGATCAGAATAATTAACATAAGACAAATTTCCTTCTTCATCTTCTGCCTGCGCAGTTATAATATCAAAGGCTTTTCTATATGGAAGTTCAGCAAGATCATTTTTAGTTGTTTCGTAATATACATCACTGATAACTTTTTCAGACATAAGTTTTGCAGTTTCCGGATCAAGCCAGGCATCTTCACCAATTGAAGCATCTCCAATTGCCTTAAAAGCTGCTCCACTATCTTCATTTTTAACAGCGATTAATATTTTTGCATCAAGATTTCTGGCATTTGCAATTCTATCTTCCGCAAGTCCCGTTCCATATAATTGTTCCATCTTTCTTGCTGAATAATCAGAAAGATCACTTTTCATTTTATCTTTTACTTTATCATTGTAATCTAGAGTATTAATATGATCTTCATATCTTGAAAGAGCTTGTAAATTAAGTTCTTTTAACTGATCAACACTTTTGGTATCCATAAGATTATAAGTATCTTGGACTTCCGGAAGCATATCACCCCAACCAGTGTCGGCATTTCTTTGATTATTCTGATTGAAAAAATCTTTTAAACTATATCCAAGTACTTTGAGTCCCTGTCCTAAATAACCAAATACTTCTGATAGTCTTGTATCTGGTGAAGAAATAAGATCTGGTGTCTTAGTTCTTTGAATCTGTCCTGTAGGAACTCTTGTTTTTACATCAAGGGTATACTGTGGACCTCTTCTTAATACTCTTGGCGCCATTATTATCTCCTTCTAAAAGCTGAAGAAGGCCTATTAGGGTCCCTTTCTCTACCAAATCCGAATACTGATCCACTTCCTCCAGCAAAAGTAGCCTCTATGTCAAAAAATTCAGCCTGTTCTTCTTGTTGTTGGATTTGTAAATTAAATATATCTGTTTGTTCAGTAAGAGAATCCCTTACTCTCATAATATCTCTGTTTACTCGCCTGCTTATCCCGGCCTGTACTGATCTTGCAGTACCACCTCCACCAAATCCTTCAGCTGCAGCAAGTGCAGCTCGTTCAGCAGATACACTTGCACCTGCTTCGCCAATATCACCAATTTGTTCTTCAGATTGTCTTCCAAATGCCTCTTTTTGAATACCAAGTTGTTCGGCATTCAATCTTGCAGTAGCAGCATCAGCAACTGCTTGCCTTCCTCTACGTGCCCTCTCTTCTCTCTCTCTTCTTCTTTGGTCTTTTTTCGCAGAACTGCTCGATAAAACACTAAATCCAAAACTTAATATTCCTAATCCTACTGAAATTGGATCAATAATAGATTTTTGAAATGGTGAAAGTATAATTCTAGTAATAACTCTCATCAATATACCTCCATCTCAGCAATTATTGACAATACTGTCATAGGTAATGGTAAAGACTGCCTGATCAGTATTTCTCCGGCATATTCAGATCCACCTCTATGTGGAATTTCAGAAAGACCTGTAAACATTTCAGCTGCTTCATTCATTACTATATTCCTCTCATATCTGAAAAAATCAAGATTATTTTCGTCTTTACCGCCCTTTGGGGCAATAGATTTATAGAGTTCAACAGCAATATGTTTGATATTTTTCTTTCGACTTTTTGCAATACCAATATTCATTGGAATTATGTCAGTATAATAATTCAAACCAACAGTAAAAGTAGTTCTCCTTGTAACAACTTCTACTTCACCGCCGGAAACAGTATCAGATCCTATATTAACAGGTCCACTCATAATATGAACCTCAAATCCTTCCAAATGTGAAAGCCCTGGGATTGTGTTATCTGCTTCCCGGACATTACCTTGAGTTACTGCAGGAGAGATATCAATCTCGATATCAGATTCCAATATTTCATCAAGCAAAAAGAAGGTTGTCGATGTATCCAATTCTACAAAAAATACCACACTGTCAATTCCATCAATTCCTGTCCCAGAAACACCAACATATTCTCCTCCAGAATATCCATGAGCCCCGGAAGTTGTGACTTTTACACGATCTGCAATAGTTTCAATACTTGAAATAGTTAAAAGATCGCCAAAAGTTATTGTTAGAGCACTATCAAGATACATATAGTCATTATCTGCAAAATCAATTGGAGTTAATTTTTCAAGATATTCTGTACCATCTCTATCAGCAATTACATAGACAGTTTCAGTATTTCCTTCCCGAGTAATTGCGATATCTTTATATTCCCCGGTTGTTGACAATTTCGTCCATGCAGTAACGCCATTTTCCTTGTTATAAGACCAGGTAATTATATCTCCACTTTCGAGGATAGCCCAGATCAAAGTTTCTGGGAGCATCTGAACAACTACTTTTTTTATTCTTCCAATAGTAATGTGTTCTGCAACGGAAGTAATATCAGGAGTATCATAGATATCTCTGTCAGCATCAAATACAGCAAGCCTCACTTTCCTCTCTCCTGCTTGGACATAAAACAATTCACCCCCAAGTTCAAATCCAGGAATAGTATTTGCAGGATAAGCTGAGTTTTGCTTTGCTGAGATCAGAGATACAGGTGATAGAAGTTGATTTTCATCCGATATACTGAAAACCCCACGACTTGTCCCGACAAATAGACCACGTTGTCCACTAAGCCATAAAACCTTTGGCCCTCTTTTTGAATTTACCTTTATCTCAAATCCATCAGTTGCAACAATAGGATCTGCAAGTTCATCAAAAAGAGAATAATCTTTTACATTACTCCCCCATATGTGCTGTGGGAAATTATCAGTATTCCCAAAAATCAATCTACCTTCATAGAAGGTGACAGCATATGGATAATTACCACTTGATGCAAAACCAGCAGTATTGTCCCAGGTTGATTGCATTGTTGGATTAGAATAAGCAGCAATAGAGAATAACCCTGTACTCGGTACGTAAGTAATAATACGCGGAGTTTGAAAACCATTAACAAGATAAATATCATTGCCATCTACTGAATATTGAATACTTGGTATATTTGCTATTAAGTATCCGGAAGGATCAATATCATCAATCTTTGTTCCTTCAAGATATATATCAATCAAATCATCATGGAATATAAGAATATACCCGACTCCATCAGTCCCTTGAAATTCCAGGAGACTACCACCAGTAGTGATAGCAAGAAGCATAAATGATCCAGGTTTACGTGTTACTCCTCCCTGAGGAAGAACAATTCCATTTAATATTGTTCTTGCGCCATTTTTGTATACAGGAGTATCTATTCTTCCAGCTACTCTCGGTGTCAATTCTCCTGAGGAGAATGAATTTATTTGATATTCTTCCATTATCTTGTATCCGGCCAGGATTCAACTGAATACAAAATTCCTATTCCTACCGGATCCTGGGTAACTGCTAATGATAATCTATTTTCATAGACATTCCCAAGATAAACATTTGGTTTCTCCGGACTTGAACTTAATGCAGCTGCTATTTTTGCAGCAAGAAGATATGTGAGGGCTTCTGAGGCCATTGCTGATAGAATTATTACATTTGTTATATTTGCAGAATATCTTAATTCCAATGTATCGGAACTATAATGTAAAAATTCTCCCTCAATTCTGTAATCAAATTCTTCTTCTTCCGGATCATCAATGATATTTATAACAATATGATTAAAATCATCTGGAAGTAGGAATTTGGCTGTATATCCAAAATCAGGTGCTTCTGTATCAGGACTTAATGTGACTCTTTTTATAGACCAGGACCAATCGTGCCTTGATATCAGACTTTGAAGACAAAGATCCCAGAATGCTTTCGCTGTATTTGCAGGTTTTGAATCATCATCTATATCGGCAATCTGTTCTTCACCGGCAAGAAGAAGTGCCATATTTATAATATTTAATTTGTTTGGCATGAAACCTCCAAAAACGAATGTAGGTGCGTTTTTCAAAAAAATGGGGCAGGTTATCCCTACCCCATTTTAATTATGTGATGATTCCAGCAAGTGCTGTAGCTGCTGCTACCACGCCTACATCAATGACAGAACATTTCACAAACCTGTGAAGATCTTCAGTTATCGGAACCTTAATCTCTACACCAGGCAGAAGAACTGCAACCTCATAAACTGCAGAAAGACCACACTGGGTATAAGTACCACCAACAGTTGCACAGTGAGTTATGCTGAACTGGCATGTTATACCAGCTGTCACAGTAGAGGCCACGACCACCATTCTTATACCTACAAAGGCTGGTTTGCCCTTGAGTGTATGCTCTGCTTTCAGATCAACTATGTCTGTGAAGACAATAGTTTCAGTTGATCCTGCAAGAGCCATCGGAACATCAACACCAGATGTTCTGGCGTTGAACATAAGTTTTGAATCATAAATCATAGATCAACCCTCCTTAGGCTACTACGTCCTCGGCTACACCAATTGCTTCGATCAGTTTGATAGGTCTCTGAAGGAAGGTGGTGATCTGACGACCAAATGCATCTGCAATACTCAGATTCACATTTGATTTGTCCTTAACCGCAATATCGAACTGGGAAAGCATTGAAGTATCACCATAAATTATTGCGCCTTTTCCTCTTCCCGGCATTAAATTAAGAGCCTTAATCAACAGATCGTCAACACCGCTGGTTGCAATATCGTCTGTAGAAAGGATATTACATATTCTTGCGATATTTTTGGTATTGTTGATTACAAGGCCTACTGCCAATTCGTAGCGAGATAACCACGCTCTGTACTTTTTACCATCAGCATCGAGAACGGTATCAAGTCCAAGATCCTCTTTCGCAAGACCATGTTTCCAGCCTGCAGGAAAGATCATATGGATCTTAGTTTCTCCCCACTGTATAAGAAACAGAGAGGTAAGCGCTCCTGTGTCAGCAGCTCCAGTGACATTTGCAGCAGACAAATCATCCAGTCGGGTACGAAGTCCATTAAAAGACTTTGAGGCGAGTGGTGTGTTGTCAGGGTTAGATACAAATGCACTGGCAAAGGTTTTTCCCATACCCGCTATAAATCTTGCATCCTGATTTGAACGAAGTTTCTGTTTATTCTTAGAGATACGAACCAGTCTGTCATCCACCTGTGAAAAGGATTCGAGAAAGGCCATAGATTCCCTAAGCTGTTTGAATTGGGCTCGTTCCTGATCCACACCTTCATTGATCGATCTCCATGTACCGGAAGGTTCATTGAGAGTCTGTGAATAAAGATGTTCTGTAGGACCATTGGATTCGACCCATACCATATCTTCAAGCGCCTCGAATTCTTCCATCAACGTATCGATAATTGGAAGGAATTCGTCGTCTTTAGTTTGTGCAATCAGATCCGATAGGGTTGGATCTGTTGACGTTTTTGTTGCCATCCTAAACTCCTAAAAAGTTTTGTTTGAGCAATTCCGTCAATTACCAGATCCGATTCCCTATGGTTATCGAATATGCCTGTTTATCAGGTTTTACAAATTATCCATTGATTTATAATGAATCTGAGTTGGCCTTTCTTGCGCTCTGCCACCTCTATCACCTTCCAACAATGAATCATCATTAAGTGATAAACCTTTCTCAACGAGAAATTCTACCACTTTCGGGAAATTACCAGCACCACTTTCATTTAAGAATCTTTTAAATTCTCCATTACCATCTTCGCCATCAAAGAAAGCAACAGCTTTGTTCATTGCGTCAAAGTTTGGCTTGTAATTTTCTCCCCATTTTTCTTTATATCCTTCAGTTAATTTCGCTTTCTGGACTTTTACCTCTTCATTTCTTTTGGTAAGTTTTTCCTTAACAGATTCTACAAGCCATTTCTGGACTGCTTCATGCTGTCCTGGTCTAAACTTTTCCTTAAGAGCCATTGTAGCGAGACTCGAAAGATCCTCTTCGGTGAAGTCTACACCGGGTTCTAGTCCTGTGTCAATTTTTTTATATCCATCAACAGCTTCAGGAACACCATATGCTTTATAAAATGCAGTTTTTTCATCATCTGTAGCCTCTTCGCCAGGTAAATATACTGCATTTTCAGGAATTTTACCGACTCTATCCTCAAGTTCTAAAGTATAATTGGATAAATCATCAATTGTTCTATGTCTGAAAAGCTTGGTGTTTGTCTTATTGTCCCCTGCTGTTTGCGCTTGCCATGGAGCTGCTTCTGTAAATTCTTCTTCGCCCATAAAATCTCCTTAAATATTTAATAACTTATATATGATAGAATCCTCTGAACCTACATCCCAGTCCCCCAGGTAAGATAAGAGTTTCTTCGCATAATTATTAAGCACAACTTCTTCTTCATTTTCACATCTTCGAAAAAAACAAAGGTCTGACAGAATCATTTTGAGAACTCTGGCACTTGCAGGATCTCCAAAGGCATGTTGAAAATCAGTTTCGAGTTGTATACGTTCTTCTTTTGTAAGAATTGCACGATGTTTATGCCATGAATGATAAAGTTCTTCAGAGTCATCAGAATCACTCATAAAAGAGCCTCTGCAGGTGAACCTTCAACAATTTCCTGATTAAGACCAGGCATGGCCTTCCCCATCGACTCAGCAGCTGCAAGTTGATTTTGCTGTTCTTGTAACTGTTTTTGTTCAGCAAGTTTTTTCTCAACTTCCTGTTCAGAAAATATATCCTTTGCAGGAAATCCATTATTCATTGCAAGATCCCTTGCTACCTGATCCCAATTAAAAGTCTGTATTACTTGAGGAGCGAATGGTACAATCCTTTCAAGATCATTTATAGTCGCTTTTATCCCATCATTTTTTGCTGTTCTGATCTGAATCTGTGCAAGAGGACCATTATACTGCCAGGTAACCTCTCCTTGAAGCTCGTTTGGAATATCAGGCATTCGTCCAGCTGCACTTTCGATTTCAAACACACGAAAAAGAAGTTCATCAAGAGCTTCACTCTCATATTTGATTATTGGAGTTGAAATTAATGTGGCCTGTTCACTCTTCCTTTCAGCGACTTCGAAAGAAGTCATTCTTTGAGTAAGACCGGTAAGCATTTTAAAATAAGGAACATAATAATGATTTTCAATCTGTGCTCGCATATCCTTAAGTTGTTCAAGTGTAACAGGAATATTACTTGCTGAATTCCAAGGAGAAACAACTCTACCAGTATCCTGATAATAATTTGCTCCACCAGGTTTATTCCGGACTTTCCCTTTCATCTCATAAGGAATATTAAGTGGAGGGTCGCCTTGCTTCTGAGAATACTTCATTATATCATGTTTCATTGCATTTACATTTTTGATATCGGGAAGAGCATCATGAGAAGGACCACGACCATAAATTTCATTACCTTCCTGTCTGTATCGCCATGAAACAAACGGAAAACTATCATAGCCTCCCACGCTCAATTCTTTGTCTTCTCCTTCCTCCCAATAAATAGAAGCATAATTCCCTGTAACGCCAGGATATTTAAAATATTCACCAGTTGCAGGGAATACAGCATGTCGAAAATTAAATTTTGAGAAAGGATCATCGTTTATTGCTTTTGTTAAACCTTCAGAAAACTTACTTTTTTCATTGAAGAAGAAATCTCCAGCTGCTTTTGCTGTTACGATTATTCTCCGGAAACATGTATCAATTTTACCATACCAATCCTGATCAATAAAAACTTCAATCGGATGGCGTACAGAAAAAATAATCCGGCCAAACTTTGGATCCTCCTGAACATACATAGTAGCAGTCGCAATCGTGATACCCAAAGTAGTGTATTGAGAAATTACATTGTAAAAATTACTTCTGGATAAAGCAGCAAACATTCTCTTATTTACATCCTGCAGGAACTCCTGGACAGTTTTCTTCCGGTTAACTTCCGGATCCACTGCCATCATTCCCATCCATGTATTACTTTTTGATACATAATTTCCAACAACACCATCAGTAAATGTTTTTACACTATCGATAGCAGTTGTATCATATACATCTTTTGCATATAGTTTTCCGTCTGTGTCATCACCTTCAAAAAGTAATGTCATCGATGGATTGGTGTACTTTGCTATTTCAGCCCATGTATCTCTCTGTTTAATATTTTCACTTTCGAGAGCATCGAACCTGTTGTCTAAATCTGATAATTTTGGTGCCATTGACTACTCCTAATTAAGTACAGGATTAACAGATTTACTAAAACTCTTAAAGAGATCAAGCAATTCTGATCGTGCAACTTTCGCATCTTTTGGTTTTTCTCCGAAGAAGACAGTATACCTTTCAGTAATATCTGCATCATTCAGACTTGTAAGGCTCTCTTCTGTCAATTGATTCCCTTCGGTATCTTTCAGCGCTGTTGATCTTGTATAAGGGGAAACTCTTCTTTCTTGAGCAATAGCTTCCGGAGGTTTGCCAGTTGACCGTTCTGTTTGTATAGGTGTAAAACCAGCTCCGAATGTTTCGGACCCACGTAAAGAATCATCCCGGGGAAAAGCTGCAGGACGACCTGCAAATGTTTCCTGCTGTGTGGGCTGCACCCCTCCTTCGCTTCCACTTTGAACCGAAAGGCGAGAAGCATCACCCTGGTCAGTGCTTCTATAAGATCTTACCTGGTCGGCTGTTATATCTGCCAACGATCCACTCGCTGAACTTAATCCTTCAAAAGCTTTCATTGCAATATTAGCAGGAAGTTTTGTTAATTCTTTTATAACTTCAACAGTTAATCCCGGAATGCCTTTCCAATTAATTTTATCTGCCATCTTTGCCCTCCGCTTTAATTTCCAAAATTCGTATATAATCAACAATATTCCTGATTGAGAGATCTGTCAAATGATTACTGGCAGCCTTTAGTGAGTTTCTTACTGCATCATTCTTGATTTCATTTATAACATCGATTAGTTTTGGTAATGTTTTAGGCATATATATCCCACTCCTCTTCATCATTAGCCAGGGCAGAATCATCTGTAAATCCATATATTTCTTCGATTGTTCCTTCCGGGAATGGAATAAATATATCTTTGTGATTGACCTTGGCTAAAGTATCAAGCATATCATCATGTTCTATAAACGGAAATATTTCAAATTCTTCCTGTATAAATATTTCCACCATATCCAATTCTTTGTATTCAAAATCTATATACTTAAGAGATTCTGGAAACCACATTCTGCTCTGTTCAAACAAAGGAACAAGAGACTGGATCCTTGCATTCTTACTTTGGCTTGGACCCTCTCTTAAGGAAGTGATCAGGAACCTATAATTATGTTGTTCCATTACATATTCAAAATGCTCCTTATCCGTCTGCATAGCAGCCTCTTCGTAGCCCACGAAGATTGGTTGATATTTTTGATGTAATTTGAAAAGAGTGGTCGCTCTTTCGGTAAGCGAAAGCTTATCTCTAATAATATCAATGATGTAATAATTTTTATCCGGGCCGAGGCCAATAACGAAAAAAACCGTGTAATCATTTCTCTTTCCTTTTTTAGAAGCTGGATCGCAGAGAATAATTATATTCATCCCATTCCATTTCTGTGCCGGCCAGTATCTCATCCATTCTACATTAAAACCTTGTTTATCCTCTTGAAGAGGGTCGAGAAGCATCTGCGCTGCAAAAATATACTGTCCCATCATCCTGTATTTAGCTGCAAGTTCGCCTATTGTCATAAATACCGGCTTACCATCAGCTTTCCCATTTTCGGTTGCAGGGTAAATCCGTGGAATAACTCTAATTACAACTTTATCATCAACCTCTCCAACAGACATTTCACCAGATTTCCGAATTGTGTGATATGTGTCATAAGGATGATAAATAGTTCCCTCATACCATTGGCGATAATTAGTTGCTCTTGAACCAAGATTCTGAGACAATCTCCAACCAGCGATTGCCTTTTCTCTCATACCTGCAGTCATTACTGTTTTATCAGTAACGATATCATTATAAATGAGCAACGTAAAATGCTTTGATGTGGGCTGTGCGTCAATAACGCCCCAGGCTTCAACAGTCTGTTCTTTAGGATTACCTTTTCTTTTGACAGTAATACCTTCATTCTCTGACCACTTAAATCCATACTTCTTTGACTGTTTCTTTGGATTTGACCAGAATATTTCCGGGAAAAGCCAATGAAGAGTATGGTTACTTTCAAGTTCTGTCATGATCTGTTTAAGAAATGATTTAGCAATTGGACGATTAAAAGAAAAAATTCCAATAGTAATTTCCGGATTTTTGCATATTTCCTGTATGGATCCGGCAAAAGTAATGATTGTTGATTTATAATGTTCCCTGGCCCACAAATCAAGTCTATAGTCCGGATCTGCTTCTACCTCCCTACATCTGGCAAAGCACCAATCATTATCAGCATCTATTCGTTTTAGTACGCGAGTTAATAAAAAGAACCGGTCCTTAAGAACCAGTTCTCTCATAATGAGTTTTAATGATAAACCTCCTAACCTTTTTGCATCAGATAAAGTTTTATCATAAAACTCATTTGTTGCTTTTCTTGTCAAAAAAGATCTGCCTTTGGAACCCCACTATCTTTCAAAGCCTCTTCAGTAGTTTTCTCATAGACAGGTTTATTTATATCCTTATCTCTTGCAGCCTTTCCAGGAGGTCTTCTGCGTTTCGGTGCCTCCTCTTTTTCGACAGGACCTTTCTCGGAACTTTCATCAGAGTCTCTTTCCGGATCCTTTGGTTCAGCTTTTTCAGTTTTTTCTTCCGGCGCAGTATCAGACGATTTTTCTTCCTGCCGATTCCCTTCTGTGTTTTCTGCTTCCTGTTGAAGTTCTCCTGATCCGTTAGATTCATCCTCAGCTCCTGTATTATCTGAATCGATTAGCAATTCATCGTAACCAGTTTCTAAAAGAATATCCGGGTTTTCCATATGGGTTCTCTTTGCAACAACTTCTTTATAAAGCCTCCCACACTCCGGACATGATACAGTTATCTCAATGTCCAGAACTTCCTTACGCAATTTTACTGTTTTCTTTAGAACAACCGGGTTGCTGTCACATGCGCATTTCTTCACATATCTGTTTCTCATATTATTCTCCTTGGAATTATAGTAGCATAGAATTACTTTTTATTCCTTATTTTCCTCGCAGCCGATCTTCTTGCTTTCCTGGGAAGTCTTTCGATTATCCCTTCAGCAATCTCTTCAGCTTCAGCCCTGGTCATTCCCATAACCCTAAACTCATTCCGGACTTTTATTAACTTCTGTATAAAATTCAATGTATTATCTTGGAATTAGGAAATAATTTTACTATGCCATGACTTTGAATCAACTCTATAAAACTCCTAATCTGAGCACCAGAGAAAATAAAAACTTCAAATTCCAAAGTAGTATCTGTCTCCTCTTTTTCTGGTGGGATTACTCTTAAATATTGTTTCATCTTATCTTCACTCATAAGCTTTTCTACAAGTTTACCAGCAAGAACAACTCTTGCATGCTTTATTTCTACATCCATAGCCTCTTTATTTTTAAATTTATTACTATTAAAAAGAGCAAAAGAACTTAGATGGATCCGATTATTCTCGATATAATCTTCTACTTTTTGTTGGAGAGTGGTTAATTTACCCACAATTCATCTCCTTTACAGTATTGAGGAGTATCTGTTTTACTTCATCACCATACCCGAATCTTTTCTGATTCACTTCGATAGAGGTAAGAATGTTTCCATCATCATGCCTCTGGACTGCGGCGCACCAGTCAATCAACATCTCCATAACAGCGATCAAGGACATCCCTTTGACTCCATCATCAAAATATTGAGGATGGTGGTCATTGTTTGCATAATGATGCTCCTGCCCGAATTTCATATCTTTAAGGAAGCCTTTATATTCCTCAGACATATACGTGGATCCTTTCAATTTGTGAGAAAATCTGTCAAGATACTTTTTCTCCGGTTCTCTCAGTTTCGACTTGTCGTGAACAATCAACCGGTTCTGCAGGGATACTACAAACTTAATACCGATTCGCTTAACTAATGCAATGTGTTCCAATGTTGCTGATTTGCTGTCTTCCATAAAAATCTCCTGTTAAAATAAAGGGATGCTCTTATTGAGCACCCCCAATAAATGAGTGTACAAATACTAAGCTATTTTCCAGCCATCCTTTGCATTCCCTTCAAGTCTGGCACCAGGTATAAAGCATAATGCTTCAGCAACCTGATCATCCTGTTGTGTAGTTACCTGGACAACAACTCCAGTCCCGACATCCATCCCTTTGGTAGATTTCATCCACCCCTCTTTTTTGGAAGATGCTTTTGCTAATAGTTTAAAAAGATCTCCATCTCCGTAAACTTCAAGATCCGGAACATTCTTGTGCGCTCCGGAAACCTCTGTATTATTCAATGTTTTTCCCATACTCTTCTCCCTGTATATTTATTTCAAAAACGAACCTATGTGCGTTTTTGGTTTCTGCATTTATCAGAACAGGTTATATATGTTTCTTCCCATCCAGGATCACCGTAACTGTTGCCTTTATGAAATTTGTATTTCCACATCCATCCATCCAACCATGTGGATTGTTTTCCACAAACATTACAGGTATGTACTCGACCTGTGTTTACCGGAAAATCTAATATTTTTTCAGACATTTATTTTTCCTCAAAATGGCTACAAACCGGCTGATCATCATCAAGGATAATTGCCATGGGTTCTATACCACAGCATCTTTCCATTACTCCAGGAGCATCGACAGTTATGTATTTATCCATCAATGCTTCATAACTTGTTTTTGAACGAGTGGATTTTGATTTGTAAAAATACTTACAATCTTCACACATTTTATATTTTTCTCCAACCATCCTTTTCACTGGGATATATACCAATAGTCTTTTTTTGCGCATACGGGAATGAAGCATATTTCGGTCCAGGATAAGGTCTCCAGACTTTGCCCTGAAACTGCCAAACAAAATCTCCCCATTTGCAAACATCTTTCTGTTCGTAAACCTTGCTTACATCAAACTCTCCATCTTCAGGTATTTCTTCAATCGATTCTATCTCATGGAGATGTCCATTAAGACTGATCACGCCAATCTCTTCGACTTTCTTAAAAAACTCATTAAACTCTTCAATCCATTCCAAGGGAATTTCCCTGCCAGCAGAAAGATATCTTTGAATAGCCTCTACCAGATCATTACTTCTTTCCTGATCATGAATATATTTAGGTGTAATACCCAATGGCGGTTTTACTGATTTGATTCCTTCCTCTTCAATTTCAAAATATATTTTATGGTTAATAGATACCATTCTTTCTTCCGGGCCATTATTGCTGTATGTTTTTTTAAGTCCATCCTTTGAAGCCAGGTAAAGGCCGTCTTCTTTTTCAACAGTTGTACCGATCATATAGTGATACCCTTCAACGTATTTCTCAATTACATGACACCCCATATCTTTCATTTAATATCCTCCGGATTATATATGTATTCTTTTCCATACACTTCGGTCCAGGTTACAGACTTCATTGGACAACTTATACTATGGCCAAATCCATTCCAATCCTCATTCAATATCAATTTATCATCCTGGAAAATAAACAGTCCTGTTTCACACCACAGTGCTTTGCTATGACCCCAGGTCGTAGCTTTAAGGATCGTAAGATCCGGAAATAATTTTCTGTACTTATTTGTGTTTTTCTCGCTCAGCCGCTGATTACTCATTTTCCGCTAAGCGCCTCCGCGCGAACTTCTTCTTTAAATCGCTCCAGCTCTGCCTTAGAGAATATCCATACATTTGCTTCAAGCCTTTGTACAGGACAACCAGCAACCACAATATCGTTTGTAATGATACAACTATCCAACTTGCACTCTTTGATTTTATAAGCAAGCGCATCTGCAATAACAGATTTTTCATGATCCATAAACTCTTTAATATCCCCACTGTAATGATCCAATAGAAATTTATCGATATGAGTATCCAGGTACAAATGGTAATCCACTTCTTTAAGATAATGATCCAATTCCGGAACGTATTTTTTTCCAGCCAATTCACTCATGACTAGATCTCGCAAGTTCCGGAACCTGTTTATCCTTACCCCATACTTCCGGAGCAGTTCGATAAACCGGCTTCCTATCTTCCGATAGCGCGATACACATCTCCATCCCATTATACATACCAAGCATATAGGAATCATAATTCCACGTCCCATCGGTACCTTGCATATCTTTCAATTCATTCAACTGTATAATAATCCCGCGCAACTTTTTATTTTTCACAATCTTCTCCTCGAAAATATTTTTTACAGGATCATACTCTCCCGCAATTATTTTACAGAAATTCACTTCCAACTATAACCGCCAATGCGATACGCAAAGAAGGCATAAAATCTTTTTGCATCATCTCCTCAACCTCTTTCAACCATTTCTCCACTTCAGGAGATCTTAGATCTTCTCGTACTGTTATTTTAAATCCAATTGGATCATCCACTATTCACTCCCTGCGCAACTGTTTATTTATAAAGGTGTAGCCTCGATTTTATTTTTCAACTATTGTACGCTGTAGATAAAAGTGCAGTACACCCATTATCATATATTTGAATGCCTTTTATTCCAATCGGGCATACACAACCAGTTTCTTGTCTATAATTGTTTAAGACTCTTGACCAATAAACACAACTACTACAACCACCCAATGAACCGAGATAATCATCTTTCTCTCCATCTGTCATTTCTGACCAGACTTTTGCGCCTTTACCCACTTTCTTTATATCCTGGCCTTCCATTCTCTTCTCCTCAAAATTATTAGTGATTTTCGTTTTCGTTTTGTATTCCCATAATACTGTCTTCTCCGGAAAGACAAACCTTATTCCTCTTCCCCAGTAAACTATATAGAAACTCCTCTTCCGAAAAATATTTTTAACTCTTTTCACTATATCCCGGCCTTTCATCTTCATTACTTTCCTCCTGCAATTTCCTTACCATAATTTTTTAGAGTAACGAAGTCTTTCGTAATGTGTATAGGGTGGGAAAATCCAATGGGGGAGGGAGAGGGAGTCGGGATTTGAGATATATAGGAAGTTTCCTGTATCAAACACGTAAGAAGAGAAAGATACAACCATGATAATGTGTTGGCATAGAGATCTAATAACATTCATGGTATTGAGCCAACCAAGACTCACTTGCTTGAACCGGCTATCAGCTTCTTACCGAACTCAGCATCCAGGTCTATCGTACGTATCTTAGGTGCGTTCAGTATGTTAACTGCATCCAACATCTTGTGTACTTCATCCGGAACCAGCTCTTCAGGTATATCAGCACCCACTGGGTTGTACACATCACTCAGCTTCAGGAGTCTGTTCTTCTCCTTCTGGATATCAAGACACACTCTGATCGCTGGCAGCGGCTCCTTCACTGTCTTACCCTTGTCCTCTCCTTCCTGGATGATAGTCTGGTCCAGAGTAAGCTTATACAGGTAGTCAAGGTTCATCACAGCACGTCCTAAGTGCTCAGTACGTGCCTGTTGGCTGTTAGAGACGATCTCACCCTTAGAATGCTGCAAATACTTATCTAAGGATCCGTTACTCATTCTCCAGGAGAGGACAGTCGGATCTACAAAGATTTGAGCTCTCTTTAATCCTTTAGCTAAGAGAGTAATAATGTGATCGTAACGATACTGTAGTTCTGCGTTATTTTGTTTAGTCTTGGGTGGTATTATAGGAGCTTCCATGAGTCGTAGTATAACCGCGCAGTAGTAAGATTACAACAAATTTCTTTTACTATCCATATTATTGTAGTATAATTGGCATATTTGGAGTGAATATGAGTGTTTTTTATACTTATTCTATAACTAAATACAAACAGTGAGGAAAATATTATGATTATCATGTGGTTATTGTTGTTATGCTTCATATTCTTTGTTTATAAGGTGATAAGTATTTATCCACCACGAAGCAAGAATGAATGGAGTTGTGGATATTTTGATTTCCGTGGTCCTGTTAATGAAGTAATTCACCATGCTCATTCATGTCATCAATATTTATTATCTCTGGAGGATTTAGATGATTAGCTTCTTCAAACAAGATGTCTTTATTAAATCACTGGATATGAAAGCATCAACAGCATTGAAAGTAATTAAAATACTTGTGGTAAATACTGGTGTACCCTGGACATTCCAGGAAACACCATTTATAAACCAAAAACGCACATAGGTTCGTTTTTGAAAAGGATATAATATGAACACTTCAGATCTTACTTACGAAGATATTTGCACAATGCTTGATTGGTATTACGCCATCAATTCACGTCATCTATATCATAAAGATAACAAACTTGCTCTCAAATTAAAGAAAATCAGAGATCAATTTGTTATCAAAATTAAAAGATAAGCAATATTAAATTACAAAAGGAGGATTTATGAAGAAATAATTCATTCACAGTTTGATTCAAGACTTAGTAAGCTATCCTTAAAAGGAGGAGTCAATTGACAAACTTAATCCGGGACACTCCCAGGAGTTAAACAATAATTTAATTATTTGATCGAATTCATTTTGTTCTTTGCATACGATTATACTACGCGGAGAACATTGTCAATTTTATCAAACAAG